TTCAGATGCTATTCTTCAGATTAAATTAGCCCTTGAAGCTAATACCCAAGCAATCAAAGAATTAATGAAAAGTAATGGAAGAAATAATTGAAAAAACTACAAAGAAAGGTCTAGGTAAAGTAGATATTGATCCTAATGTTCAACTACAAAAACTTAGATTTTGGGCAAGGCTTTTAATTAGCTTTGCTGCGTTTGGTCTATTTGGTTGGTTAATGTATACTATGATACATAAAACTGAACCGTTAGATCCTGGTGCATCAGACCTCATTTTTTTAGGCTTTGGTGCTTTTTTACCAATTATAGGTATGCTCTCTAAGCATTGGTATGAGAGTCCTCATGAAGATATAAAACCAACAACCCCTAATTCAGAAAAAAAAGATGGTTCCAGCGTTACTCCTTAATGTAATTCAAAGTTTAGTCGTAGATTCCGCAAGTTCACTTGCTAAAGAACATGTGACTAAAATGATTAGTGATAACCTTAGTGAAGACCAGATTAAATTAGTAGATGCCGTGGTAGATGAAATGCCAGAGAATTCCTTTAAATCGGTGAAGGAGTTATTTGGGTAAACTACTTATTACAGTAACTACTTTAATCTTATTAAGTAGCCAATTATTTGGTTCTAATCAATACACTGGTACATTCAATACACAAACAATTAGGCTTTTGTGGATGGCATGTTACCAGGGAATGATAATGGTTGATCCTATAAACACTCAATACAACGGTGCTCTTTGTGATTGTGTAGTAAATTTAACTAGAGAAAGGTACACCGCAGAAGACATAAAGAAGTACCGAGGTATTGAAATGCAGAATAATTACACAGAAATAGCTAACGAATGTAAAATTATTTTACAAATTTCAACTCCAAATCCTAAAGATTTTTCATAAAAATGAGTGAAGAAAAAGAATATCCAATATGCCCTGAATGTCTGAGTTATCCATGCTCTTGCGACGATAATATATAATGAAACTTAGTAAAAACTTTTCACTTAAAGAACTTACTAGATCTCAAACTGCTATGCGGTTAGGAATAGATAATAAACCTAACCAAGAGCAACTTGTAAACCTTACTGCACTTACATGCATGGTTCTCCAGAAAATCAGAGAAGGTCACGGAAGAGTAAACGTGAACAGTGCTCTGAGAGTACTGGAGTTAAACCGTGCCATAGGTAGCGGAGATTCGTCACAGCATATCCAAGGGAAAGCTGCGGATATCGAATGTCCATCCATAGACAATTTGGAGTTAGCGAAGTGGATCAAAGATAACATAAGTTCCTATGACCAATTGATCCTTGAGTTCTATGAACCAGGAATTCCTGACAGTGGATGGATTCACATTAGTTATTCCGCAGACGGTAATAACAGAAAAGCAGAATTAACTGCTTCAAGAGTTAACGGTAAAGTCCAATACACTGAAGGTATCAATGGATAAAACACTTCAAAAGCTACACGCTGCGGTTGCCCAAGAACTCCTTAATCGTATTCAAAGCGGTGAAGCAGTTCCTGCGGATCTATCGGTTGCCGTAAAGTTTCTAAAGGACAACGAGATTACTTCTCTTCCTGTCCAAGACAGTCCTCTTAAGAACCTCTTGGATAACATGCCTTTTCCATCTAAAGAGGACATCGAAAGAAACGTCCTTTCATAATAACACCACATGTGTATCGATTCCCCAGAGTGGCATTGGTGGTTTGCTAATGTCACTGTCTGGGCTTATTGCATTTGTACTCCATTATTGATTGGGTATTTACTTATTCATATAAAGAACACCAGTGCATTAAATACAAATGAGCATGAAAAGGGAGTCCCTGAAACAAAGAGAGCATAGAAAGGGATATAACAAGATTATGGGGTACACTGAGAGGAACATGGCAGATGAGGTGTGTGAAGAGTGCTTTAGTGACCCTTGTATCTGTAATGATGAAATAGAGAGGACTAGAAAGTTAACGGAGATAAGAGGAGGAATGTAAAAACCACTATGAAGGAACTCCTTGATTTCCGTAATTTCCTCTATATGGCATGGAAACACCTCAACCTTCCTGAACCTACCCCTGTTCAATACGATATAGCCCAGTTTCTCCAGGATGCTCCTAAACGTGGAGTTATAGAAGCATTCAGAGGAGTAGGTAAATCGTACATCACCAGTGCTTTTGTGTGCTGGAAGTTACTCCTAGACTCAGAGCATAAAGTACTCGTAGTGAGTGCTTCTAAGACTCGTAGTGATGACTTCTCTACGTTTACCCAGAGACTCATCCAAGAAATGCCAGTACTTCACCACTTAAAGTCTAGGGAAGGTCAAAGACAATCCAAGATATCCTTTGATGTTGGTCCTGCCAAGGCATCCCACAGTCCCTCTGTAAAAAGCGTGGGAATCACTGGTCAACTTGCAGGATCTCGTGCAGATCTCATCGTTGCAGATGATGTGGAGGTTCCTAATAACTCCATGACTCAGATCATGCGAGATAAGCTTTCTGAAGCAGTTAAGGAATTTGATGCAATCCTGAAACCCGATGGGATGATTATGTACCTTGGTACTCCACAAACGGAGATGTCCTTGTACGAAACACTCCCTGAGAGAGGATATGAGACTAGGATATGGCCGGGGAGATACCCAGGTGAATCTCAGTTACTAAAGTACAACAATAGGCTTGCTCCGTTTATCATGGACAAGCTTGAAAGAGATCCCTCACTCCACGGTCAACCTACAGATCCTAAAAGATTTGATGACACAGACCTCACTGAGCGTGAACTTAGCTATGGTAGATCTGGGTTTAACCTCCAGTTCATGCTCGATACATCCCTCAGTGATGCCGATAGATACCCACTGAAGCTCAGTGACCTCATCGTGATGTCATTAGATTCCGATAAAGCACCTGAGAAACCTATATGGTCCAACGACTCCAAAAATAAACTTACAGAGATCCCTAACGTAGGGTTACCAGGGGATTTCTACTACAACCCACAGGATACCGTAGGTTCTTGGTTGGATTACACTGGTAGTGTTATGGCTATTGATCCTAGCGGAAGAGGAAAAGACGAAATGGGGTACTCCGTAGTCAAGATGCTCAACGGATACCTCTATGTCATAGAGTCCTGTGGTATGCAGGGAGGGTACTCCAAGGATAACCTAGAAGCACTCTCAGTTATTGCTAGGAAGAACAAGGTCAACTACATCATTATCGAGAGTAACTTTGGTGATGGAATGTTTATGGAACTCCTTAAGCCAGTACTCCTTAAAATCTATCCAGTTACGATAGAAGAAGTACGACATAATATACAGAAGGAGAAACGGATCATAGATACCCTAGAACCAGTTCTTAATCAGCATAGGCTTGTAGTGGATCAGAAGGTCATAGAGAAGGATTACAAGATGGTACAGAACTATCCTGTGGAGAAACAATCGAAGTACATGCTATTTCACCAGTTAAGCAGGATCACCAGGGATAAAGGTGCTCTTATCCATGATGACCGATTGGATGCCCTGAGTATGGCAGTAGCGTACTGGGTAGAACAAATGGCATCTGATGCTGAGAATGAAATCCAACACCGTAAGGATGAAATGATGGAACAGGAACTAGAGAAATTCCTTGCTCATGTAGTAGGAAAAGAACAGTACGAACCCACTGTTCCGAATTGGTTGTAAACCGTTGGAAATACTACAAAGTGCAATTAAGTTGCCCTATAGAGGAACGACAAAAGAAAACCTTAGTATAGAGACTAGATAATAATGCCCCATAATAATAAGACATCTCCACAGAAAGTAGAGGATCTCTTAGGTAAACTTGAGAATACCTTAGATGATTGCTTAGATGCACTTGACGATTACGATAAGGATTCCATGAGTGCTTACTACGTAGATGAATTCGGTAAGGAATTGTCTAAGGAAATAGCTACAAGGAGAGGATTAAACATGTTGAAGGACAGTCTTAGGGGTCTTAGGTCTACCCTTGGTGACTATGATAAAGGTAAGCACATGAGAGCATTAACCGTGGGTAGCACTGGTACTGATGCTACTAGACCCTTTAATATCTAAAGGTATACTCCTCCTGCATTATTTCTAGAAAAAATCTGAGGGGGTACACGTTACTGATCAGCGAAGAGTTCCCCCATAGCCCCTTGTTCCAATGTAAATCTCTGATATCATTGATTATTTTATTATTCCTATATCTTATATATGATAACTCACACATTCATGCACTCCTGTATCTAATGTAAGTTGTCATATATTCTTTTATTTGTTCTCTGATATTCCTTTGATAATCCAATGGAAATCCCAAGGAAATCATTGGAATTGACACAAGCCATGACACATATATTCTTAAGTTATTGATATCACTGGATAATCTCAAGATAGACTATCGGATGCCATTGAAATCATTGGTATATTCAGGAATTTGAATACTATCGATGCTTGGCATGGTTCTTGCTATATACATTAATTTATTATGCGATTGCAATTATCGTGCCATACCTCAATTTTTGTTCCTGCTTTTTTCACTTTTTTTGCCTAATTTTTAAGCAATTTAGCTAAAATCTGCTTAATTTTTAATCACAATCCTTGTAACTCGTTCTCTTGCAACGCCCAGGTGACTTTGGGTAGCAGAATTTTATACTCAAATATGCCTATTTTTTAATCACTATTCTTTGATTTCATTGGTTTGGCATGGCATTTAATACACCGTGCCAAACTATCATCAATTATTTTCTTCAATGATTTCAATACTTTGATTAATTATTAATGCATCATGGCATGTCTTGGCATTGATTTAGCACTATATCCATCAAGATCAACAAAAAACAAAACATGAAATTAATCATGAATATAGTTTGGAAATACTATCTTAGAGAAAACGGTCAGAAACATTGGTTTATTGAGACTGATGAGATGATTGATGAGACTTCAAAAGATAGTGAAGAGAAAAGCATAGACGAACAGATAGAGTCTATTCTTTAAAACTTAAATAAAAGGTAGACATGACACAAGTCAAAGTCATGTCTCTTTATGGCAAAGGTCCATCTGCATTCATGGCAGATGTTCACAAGGTTTCTACTCTCATGAATTATGAGAGGAGTGAAGCTTGGAAATCCGATAGAAGATTCGGAATTTCTGATGGTGAGCATCTGACTAAATGTCAAAATGGATATTTCCAAAGGAGACATGAAAGGGATGGGAGAAAACCCAAACGAATCAGAATTAAAACCACTGTGGAGAAAAGCATCATTGAAAACCACAAAAAAGTGGATGCAGTAAAGAAAAGGAATTCCTCTAACTTTGAGAAAAAGTGGAGAGAAGCAGGATTTGAATCTGCCAATGATTACATGCGAAGTATTAGAGGAAAGAATAACTAAATAGAGGAAAATATAATGGATGATCAACTTAGGTTTTGTGCCTTAGTCGGTGCAAAGGAAAGTCTGATAAAAGCCAAGAGAATTATTCAAAAGAATAGACTCAACTTTACCCAAGAAGATGAGGATGATCTTTGCATGAAAGTAGAAGAATGCATCCAGATGTTTACTAAGTATGCAAGGAACAACTAAAATTTAACCAATAGAATGCATTTGTTCATTCAATGCATAAAGGTGAAAATATGGAATTAAGCAGAAATGAACTAATAAGGATGTTTAATCCTACGGTTGTCTATGATTGTAGGCAATGCAATCGAAAAACAATATTGGCATCCCAAGTTTGCCAAGAATGCCAAGATTACAATAGAAGAGAATACGAAAATTCAGAAGAGATATATGTCAGGAAAAGGTATCAAAAATAGAGGATCAATTCCTCATAGAGATAAATCAAAGTATCACCGTCCAAGCATTGAAACCATAGTGGTTGAAGATGACGATCTTGGACGTTTTTCACCAGACTTCCAGACTTTCCAAGAGGAAAGAGATTGGAAGGATTGGGAACCTAATAGTTATGGATATTAATGAATGATAACCACAGTCTCTCTCAGGAGAGAAACATACTTGATGAATTCACTTTCAAGTATGGAGTAGGAGTACAAGTAGCAAGCAATGAATTTCGTCCTCATGGATGGATCAATGAATCAACAACTAATTGTGATGAACCTACAGAATTAAATTTCGATGACTGAAGAAAAGTATAAGAAAGCAGAATTACTCTTTGAAAAGTGTATCTATCATTCGGAGTACGCTACCAATGAAAGAATCCGAAAAGAAGCAGAAAAATGGTTCAATGAGTTGTCAAATCTAGAAAATGAAATGTCAAAACCAAGATGAGTAATAAAATACCAAAAAGGATCACAATCCATGATCCTGACAAGGGTACAACTAAAAACTATGAAGTCATGGGAACTACAGAATCAGGTTCAAGAGGATCTGAACTGAAGTATGGCAAGGATGGTCTTGTTTATGGTGTGTGTCATCATCCACCTGAAAGATGTTACAAGGCTCATACTAGCGGAAGAAGTTACTACTATCATTGGGAGTAAAATGAAACCTCTTAAATATAGGTTAATCGGATGTACTGGATGTAATAAGAAAAGATACAGTACAGCCTTTGAAGAAAAATATTTGGAAAAAAACTATACATGTTACCAATGTCAAGGATTGATTAAATGTAAAAACCCTTATGAGAAGAAATGAAAAGAATAATTGATTGGCACAAAAAGTTTCTTAGATGTTTTAAGTGTGGTGAAACTAGAAGTGTAAAGTATGCATCTGGAGGTAACCACTATTGCAATGCTTGTATCTTAAGCATAGAAAGAAAGAAAGAATGAATAGGTATGAATACAAGATAGATTATATTGGATACGGTAAAGAAACCTATGCAATCACTCTTGATTACTTAGGTCTTGATGTATTAGATAAAAAGCTATTTTACTTTATGCATGAACATTCCATTGATTCACTTACAGTTAACGAAGGAATCAAAGCTAATGTGAAGTATACAATCACTGAAAATAATAATGGCTAGAGAATACACAGATAAACTGCTGGATTTAGTAAAGGAAGGTGTCTTAGATAAAGATACTGTCATCACTGCATGTGTGAAGTACATGTCAGAACATGATGTTCAGGATATGTGTCTTTCTAACATGTTCTTTTATAACCCTGAAGATGAGAATGAATAACTATGCTAATAAAGGATGCTTTACAAGTCGTAGGAGGACTAAGTAAACCATCTAAAATGCCATGCCAAGGATATAGCATTCCTGCTGAATTATGTAACGTAGGAAGCAAACTAAGGAACATCGAAGGTTCCGTATGTTCCAAGTGCTATGCAATGAAAGGCATGTATGTATTTAAGAATGTTAAGAATGCTCTCATGACTAGATATAAGAAACTAAGTCATGCCTTGGATAATGATCCAAGTGAATTTAGATTAGCATTCAAAACATTGTTAAAGAAGCATAAGTATTTTAGATGGCATGATTCTGGTGATCTCATAAATGAAAGACATCTCCAGATGATAGTGGACATAGCCAATGAGAATAAACATTGTAAATTCTGGATTCCAACTCGTGAGTTTAAGTTGGTTACAGATTACTTTAAAAAGCATAGAAAACCTAAGAATCTCATTGTTAGATTAAGTGCTACCAAAATTAATGGTAAAGCACCAAGACAAACTGCGAAAAAGTATGGTTTAACTGTGAGTGAAGTACACTCAAAAACCACAGATTCTAATGAATGCCCTGCATACAAGCAGGATGGGTTTTGTGGAGATTGTAGGAATTGTTGGAATCCTAAAGTATTCAACGTGTCATACCCTGTTCATTAACCAATTTCATGCACGAGTGCCATGTATGCACTCATTCTTGTTAACCCATAGAAACAATGGAAAGGACTCTATGGAATATTTCATCAAAACGGTAGAAGGCAACGCAACGAACCTTGACACGGTTCTCAATCTCAACTTGCCCAG